TTTCTTCTGAGCTCTTTCAGAATCAGGTCTAGTGAACCAAGGTGTATACATTTTACACTCCTGTAAGTGATAATACTGATAAACAAAAAATAAATGCAAGTGTTCCTAACTCTAATCTCTCTTTCATATCGTAATACTCGATAGATACATTACTGCAATTGGTAATAAAAACGGAAGAGTCATTAGTACTAGAAATTCGATAGCATCAACCAATTTTCTTTTCTGAGGACGAATATTATGGTTGACCTCTCTAGTTTTTCGCACCATGCTCTTCGCAAAATAAGTTGCTGTTGACATGGTTTTTCCTAAAATAAAATATAAATAAAAAGTATAATCAGTTATAAGTCCGACTTATACGCACTTATTTAGTAATTTAAAAAACCTAATGAATAGTTTTGTTGGGTGGGATTTCGAAGTCTTCTTCTTCCTCGTAATACTCTTCTTCTCTCACTTGATTCATCATATCTGAAATAGTTTGTTCTACCAATCCTCTAATATTAGATTTATTAGTTAGAGGTATTTTACCTTCTTCAACCATAGTTTGCCATTGAGAAGAGGCTTCATCATAAAAGGGAATGAACTGTTCGTTCATATTACTACGGTGTAAAATTTGTTCTATAGAAATTATTACAGAGGGGTCTTTGGATAGAGGTGCATAAGGATAAAAAGTTGCAAGTGTTTGTTTCTTAGTGATTGCACTTAATTGACATATCATAGGTAAAACTACTTCGATACCATGTCCTGTATCTCTAGTCATACCACATATTTCAGTTCCTGTTTTAAGTTTAAGAACTTCGTATTTGTTTGGTACTAAATCTTTTGGTGTTGCCATTATCCTATTGTTGTCCTATCACAAAAAGGTAAATCAGATTCAACTACATCCGTATTACTAGTTTTGATATACTCCCATGCAAGACTAAATCTAGTACTATCTGATTTATTATTATAACATCCATGTATCAAATTGATATCAAAGAATGTAGCGTATGGTGCTTTCCTTTCCATGTCTATAATATTAAATCTTTCAACATAGTTTGGGTCTATCCAATAAATTCCTTTTATGTCACTAGGTATATCATGTGGTGCAAGACCTAATACATGACTTTGTTCTGCAAGTCTCAGACAACCATTTTCTTTGGTTGTATCTTCCATATACACTGCACAACTTAGAATCTCATTACTATCTCCTTGAAAATAATAATTATCTTGGTGCATGTATGTTGAATGACCAGTTCCTGCTTTCATTGGGAAAAATTTACTGATATAAACATCAATACTCTCATTAGTATTTAGGAGTTCTTTCGCCTTCTTGACTAGATTCGGATGTGATGCAAGACGTAAAAATTCAGATTCAAATTTACATGCACCTTCGATTTTGTTCAAGTTCAATTCTTCTTTGTTATTCCAACAATAGTTTTTATGATTTGGTGATTCTAAAACATTTTCATACACTCTCTTACATACGTTATAATAATGTGTATATTCTTCGTCTGTAAGAAAGTCGTCTAGTATTTCGTATCCTTTATAACCTTTCCATGCAATCATTTTAAATCGAATTGTTTGATATTATATGAAAAACCTTCTTCATTATAAGTATTTATTCTTTCCTTTAAATGATTTAAGGTATAGTTATTACATTGTAAGTCGTCTGCAATATCAAACAATCTCATAGAATCTTTTCCTTCTGTTTTACGTAGACCTCTACCGATAGATTGTAGATTACGTATTCTAGATTTAGAAGGACTTGCAAATATGACATTATCAATCTTTTTAATATTTACACCAGTAGAGAATGTACCATATGATGCAAGGATTACATTGCCTTCTGCATTCTCAACAATCTCTCTAACCTTTTCTCTATCTTCTGTATCAGTACCACCATAAACATAATGCAATTGTTTAGGTAATCTAGAAAACATTTTATTGTGTAATAAAACCCCGTGTTTTTCTACATATTGAAACAATACAAGTGTATTACCTTTTAGAGAATATGTAAGATTGCATATAAATTCATTTCTACTATCATTCGACACCAAGTAATCCATTTCATCTTGGTATTTCATTTTCTTCTGTTTAGTATGACGAAGTATGATACAATCTATTTCTAAATTTGCAATAGTACCATCATCCATAAGTTCCTTTGAAGTGATGACTTTCTTGACTGGGCCGAACAAACCTTCAAGTTGTAATCTATGAACTTCAGTTCCATCTAATGTTCCAGTCGTTCCGATACGTATTGCAGTATTCTTCATCTTCTCTAGAATACCTTTGAGTGTTTGTGCTTTGAATAGGTGTGCTTCGTCTCCTATTACTACGTCAAATCCTTGTAAGACTTCTTTAGGTGCTTTACTAAAACTTTGCCATGTCGATATCGTAATGTTAGCAGGAAATACAGGTTGACCACTATAAATTTTACAAATGTCTTCATCATATCCATATTCTTTAAAATCCTTCGCCATCTGTTCTACAAGTGAAGTAGTTGGGACGATAATAATAGTTTTACAATTAGGTAGAGACATTTCACCCTCAAACCATCTACACAACATGTAGATAATCAAAGACTTACCACTTGCAGTAGGAGACAATAGAAGTTGTCTACCATATTGCACTGCAGTTTTAAATGCATCTATCTGATAATCACGTGGTTGAAAAGGAAGTCCTAGGCCTGGAATTAAATCATCACCATTAATAAAGTAATCAACATCCTCATCAGTGATTCTTTGTTTATCTCCAAGAATGTCACTTACACCCTCGAAGTTATATCCTCTTTCTCTACAAAATTCATCTACATATGGAAGTAATCCTATGTATATCTTATTTGTTTTAATTGAAAAGAGTCTTACCTTTCCATCCCAAAATTTATTCTTATAAGAAGGCATAAACTTTGCGCCTGGAACTGTAAAGGAAAAGAAATCAAACAAGTCTCTTGCAAGTCCCTTATCACAATGGACTTTCATAAAGACTTCGTCTATTTTAGAAACTCTTACTGTATTAGACATATGGTCTTCCTACACACCAACCTACTAGAGAGATACGGGTTCCTCTTAACACTGGGGTCACTTGGTGATATAGGAATGATGGGAATATAATCATACTCCCTTTTGATTTTGAAGAGAACGGAACCGTTCTTACTGCATTATTTAAATCAACTTGTAAACTAGAATCCAATTTATTAAATTCACCTTGTGGTTCTAACCATTGGAAATGACCACCTTCATATTCATCAGGGTCTGTTAATTGAATTGTAAAACTTAATTTTCGGTGCATTCCATTATCATATAATGTATCACCTGCATCAGTGTGCCAAGTGTAAAAATCACCTTTTGTTTCTGTTGATTCTCGATAGATAGTATATTGTAGATTTTCTATATAATCGTATTGGTGTTCCCAACCACTCACTTCTTTTGCTTGTCTTAGACCTTCATGGATTTTACCCATCATATCAAATTCTAGATTAGAATCATTTTTAAACCATTTTACAGTGGAACGTCTAATAGAATCATTTATGTTGAAATCAGAATCATCTGCATCAACATCATTTCTATTATCTCCAACCCTACCTTCATCTACTGGTAGTGTGTTTGCATACTTATGAATTTTTTGTACTTCTTCTGCAGTGAAAAAGTTTGGAATTTCACAAAGGTAATTTCTTAGAATCATTATTGACCTGCCATAAATTTTCTCCAATCAATGGTATTTTTGATTGTTTGGTGTCTCCATGTAATATTTTGCATACACTCTTTTAGAAAATCTATTGTGACTTTTAGATACTCAATCTTTGCTTTTGCTTTTTGTAGGTCTTCATCTGAATTGAAAAACAATTGCATATCATTTTTCATAATCTTAAGACCATCAAAGGGGTCATCACTCCATCCAAGTTCTCTTATCCTATCTTCATCCATTTTACCATTAAACCACAACCACTTGTCTTTAAGTAAAGTGTTATATTTAAATTCGTGTTGTTTCAATAGAAGTATCTTACTTGTAAGTAAGTCTTGATATTTTGCATGTAGTTTTGGAACTTCAAGAGAAGATTTATCTAATTCGATATCATCGATTATACAATCTTTTTCCCACAGCTCTTTGATTTCATCTAAAGTCATAATATACTATTATACCACTAAAAGTGTGTTCTAACTAGTGGTATTTATATCAAAATAAGTAAACCTAAATTCTGCAGTACAAGTCACTGTTTCTGATTCAGAACCTGATTTCAATTCTATCTCTCCCAACCCAACTGGGAAACAATCATAGAATCTAAAGAATTTATTTGGTAAGTTTTTGTTAGTGTTTGTCACTAGTGTAATTTGAGAATACTGAATTAAATCATTATTAATATTTGCAAGTTCACCAGTAGATAACTTTTCTGACTGAACGTAATCTTTATAATCTGTTGAATCGGATATTGGAACGATTGCATTCATCCAGTCATACATTTCCTTATAGTTTTCTAAGTCTTCGTCAACTAGGAACGTGACACTTAGATTACTAAAGGTGACTTTATCGCCTGGAAAGTATGCATCAATACCTACTCTCGTGGGCATCATTGATTCTAAAAATACCATTGAAGGTATATTTACAGATTGAACATAATACTCAACAGTAGGAACTTTATCTATAAGTAATCTAAAGTTATTATTGTTAAGTAATGATTTGTTTATCGATGTTTCAGTCAAGTTTTAATACTCTCTTATTTGTTGAAGTATCAAAGTAGTCATCACCTCTATATTCTCTAGTGACGGTTTCCTCACATAGATATCCGTCTTCCTCATATAGTGTGGTAATTTTTCTACTAATAATACCTTTAGTTGTTTCTTCACCTTGTGGGAATGCCTTATTTGACCAAGGGCCTTCCAACACTTTCACTGTTGTTTCATAATCTGTCATAAATATCTCCTTTATAATAGTATTTATAACACTTGACAATGCATATTATTTTTTAGTATACTAGTAAAGTAGGAAGTCGAGACGGAAGTTAGATGGTTGTGAGAGGTTGTTCCGTATAGACAAGGTGTTCCACACTGTTAAAGTCAATTAAGACGTGGCATATAATCGTGAGGTGTGGATAGAATCCGAACAGAGAAGCACTTGAAATTTCTGACGAATTGGGATGGTGTGGTAAACGAACTTCCGTATGGTCGCTACCTATTGACCTTAATAAAATTCAGGTAAGGCCTGACTAGAAGGACACGGTGTAAAGAACTGGGTTAATCCCCAAGACATTGAACGATTGAAGTCACTGAACAAAAAAAAGGGTCTCGAAAGACCCTTTTTAAATGAACTACTAAAATTCTTATAGAATGTTAGAAACTGCCATTTTTCTGAAGTACTGGTTAGTACCTGCAGAAGCAAGACCGTTTGGAGGTGTAGTACCAACAAAAGGATTACTTACCATACCATATCTAGTTTTGAAACCGATTTTTGGTTGGAAAGTATTCTCACCAACTGCACGAACCATTTGTAATGGAACGTATGGGCAATAGAATAAACCAGCGTCATAAGGATTTGAACCTCTATAACC